TGGCATGGTGTTGTCCATTGCGAATTGGAATACAAGACAGCGAGGTACATGGTATGATAGACGTAACATTAATAGATAGCATGGGCAGTGACTTGACTGTAGTCAATGCTGCTCGTGTCAGCTTTAACAAGAAGAGTGAGTGGGATGAAGACAACAAGCTTACTGTGAATGACAGTATACTTATATCATATCTTGCACGTAATAGACACATGTCACCTTTTGGACATTGCTTTGCTACGTTTCATGTCAAAGCCCCTATGTTTATTGCGAGACAGCTAGTCAAGCACAAGTTCCTACGATGGAATGAGATAAGCCGTAGGTACGTGGATGAAGAGCCTGTGTTCCATACTCCGAATACATGGAGAGGACGTGCAGACGATAAGAAACAAGGCAGCAGTGGTGAAGTTTCTATTTCCTATCGTATGATTAGTACGCTTGCAAAGCATGAGGTGTGGTGCAAAAAAGCATACAATGATTTACTTGAACAGGGTGTAGCACCAGAGCAAGCACGTATGGTATTGCCACAGAGTATGATGACAGAATGGTACTGGTCTGGTAGCCTAGACGCTTGGTCAGATATGTGCAGACTACGACAGAGTGAGGACTCACAGGAAGAAGCACGTCTGGTTGCTAATTATATAAGCACTGAGATGGGTAACTTATACCCTGACTCATGGGCAGCATTACAGGCGTACAACCGATGAGTGAGCAGTACTGTACAACAAAAGGATTAGGATGGGCGTTCCTAGTGTGTGTAATATTTATACTAGGTGTGCCTGTGGGTATGTGGTTGGCACTGGAAGGTTTATCATGGTATGAGAAGTTCAGCCTGATGAATCCTATGTTCTAATGTGGACGCTTGTATTCATATGGATATATAATGGCGAACCTGAAGCACGTAAGGTAGGTGAGTATCCAGATATGTACCAATGCTTTGCTGACTACGATATGTTATATCACTCAATGCAACCAGAGGAACGAGTGGGTATACGTTTGACTTGTGTTCAGGGAGATACAAATGACAGAGGTTAAATAATGGTTTGTAGATAAACGCAAAGGAATTTCAAAAGAAATAAGGCACATGACAAAAGAGGAACGACAACGTGCCAAAGAGAAAGAGGAGGCTAACAAATGTACACAGTCGAATTTGAAAAAGACGCCTCAGTAGTTACATCACTAGATGAGACAGGCAGATATGAAGATGTCGAAATGGTTATCAGTGATGACGATACTGTTTATTTAAGACAATACGAAACAAGTTTAAACGAGCACCAAATTATTTATATATCATATCAACAACTGCTAGACCTAGTTACCTCTCTGAATAGCACAGAGGGTGCGTTCTATGCAAAGCTAAGAGGGGGTACATTACATGACACATAGATCAATATTTGACGAGATAGCCTTACATACATGTATGCAGAAGCTAGGGCTTACTGTTGAAGAAGCACAACATGCAATGAGTTTGTACGCAAATAATAAAAAGTTTGACAATGAACTTGATACAGCGTATAACGTAGACAACGATGTAATAGACGATGAATGGGATGAGTGGCATCCCAATGACTTATAGGAGAATAAATGAAACTAACACTCGACATAGAAAACACTGTGACCAAACGAAATGACAAGCTACACCTTGATCCTTTCGAGCCAGAGAATACATTGGTTATGGTGGGTATGCTAGATGATCTTGGACACGAGGACATTGTAACATTCGATCACTCAGAGCAACAACCTACCACAGAGGGGAGGTCTATCGTTCAACGCAAACTGGACGAGACTTCCCTTCTAATTATGCACAACGCAGCACACGACTTAATGTGGCTGTGGGAGTCAGGCTTTACCTACGAGGGTGAAATCTTTGACACCATGCTAGGTGAGTACGTACTACAGCGTGGACAGAAAGAACCTCTGTCTCTTGAGGCATGTGCCGAAAGGTATGACCTAGACACAAAGAAACAAGACAGCCTCAAGGAATGGCTCAAGGCAGGTAAGTCTGTGCGTGACATGAACCACACAGAATTATCTGACTACCTATCTGCTGACCTACATGCTACGCAGCAATTGTACAATCGTTTGCGGAAACAGTACGAGGAGTGTAGCTCACTGGAAGGAACAATTAAGTTGACCAATCAACTAGCAGTACACCTTGCACGTATATATCAACGTGGGTTTGCTGTTGACTTGGACGCTTTGGAAGAGGTGCGTAAAGAGTTTGAACAGGAGCGTGTTACATTGACACGTGAACTAGAAGAACAAGTACGTGAACTAATGGGTGACACACCTATCAACCTCAACAGTCCAGAGCAATTATCTTGGGTTATCTACAGCAAGAAACCTAAAGACAAAAAGGTATGGGCAGATTTATTTGAGCCTTACATGCCTGATGCAGATTACCGTTCAACGGTACACAACAACTCAGAGAAGTTGTATAAACAAAAAGCTAAAAAGTGTCATGCGTGTGGTGGCACTGGGCAAGTAAGAAAGGTAAAGAAAGATGGAACACTCTACGCTAGAACAAATAAGTGCAGCACCTGTACTGGGATTGGTTATAGCTTTATGGATATTATTCCAAATGTGGCAGGGCTAAAGTTTAATGCCCCAACTGCAAAATGGATTTCAGCTAACGGTTTCGCCACAAGCAAGGACAGACTTGTATACCTTGAAGGTGTGGCTAGACAACGTGATATGCAAGACGCAGTTCACTTCCTACAGCGAGTGCGTAGGTTGTCTGCTGTTGACACATATCTCTCAAGCTTTGTGGAAGGTATCCACAATTTTGTAAAACAAGATGGTAAGCTGCATGTCAGCTTGCTACAACACAGGACTGCTACTGGCAGATTGTCAGGAGCTAATCCTAACATGCAGAATATGCCTCGTGGGGGTACGTTCCCTGTAAAACGTGTGTTCAAATCACGATGGGATGGCGGTAAGATAGTTGAAGCCGACTTTGCTCAACTTGAATTTCGTGTTGCTGCGTTCTTGTCTCAGGACAGAACTGCCATTGAAGAAGTGACTACAGGTTTTGATGTGCATAGTTATACAGCTAAAGTTATAACTGATGCAGGTCAGAAGATCAGCCGACAAGATGCGAAGTCACATACCTTTGCACCCTTGTATGGAGCCAGTGGTTTTGGACGTACCCCTGCGGAAGCTGCGTACTATGAACAGTTTACCAAAAAGTATTCTGGTATAGCTAAGTGGCACAAAGAATTGGCACGTGAAGCATTGGGTACAGGCAAGATACGAACACCATCAGGACGTGAGTTCTCATTTCCAGATGTGGTACGTAGATCAAATGGTAGTGTGACATATTTCACACAGATCAAAAACTTCCCTGTGCAATCCTTTGCCACTGCTGACATAGTACCTATATCACTCATATACATTGACAAGATGTTAGGTATAAATCAAATGCAATCATGCATAGTCAATACAGTACACGATTCTATTGTTATTGATGTGCATCCAAATGAGAAGGAGAAAGTATTACGTGTAATAAAAGCTGCTAATGACTCACTAATTCAGATAGTAAATCGTAAATGGAATATTGATTTCAACTTGCCATTATTATTAGAAGCAAAAATTGGTGATAATTGGCTTGACACAGTAGATGTGTCGTGATATAACTAAGATTCGTTTTAACAGAAAAGGAGAATTATATATGAACCAAGTAACAATTAACACAGGAAACTTTAACGCAATGGCTGAAGCAATGGGTATGAATGTAGATACTCAACAGAAGTCTCAGGCAAGTACGCTTGCTCGACTACGCATCAACCATTCACCTATCATGGGTGAGGAAACCATCAATGGTAAAAAGGTTAAAGTGGAAGTTGTGTCAGGTGGTACATATAAGTTGGAGATACCAGACGGTCCAACCTACTATGCTACCTCCGCTACTATACGTCCATACCTACAACGCTTTATGTACAAGCGATTTGTAAAAGGTAGTGACACTACACCTAATCGTTACATCAAAACTTTGATGGCTAATGATTTGAATAGTGACATGAAGGACAACGATGGTGGCTTCAACTGTGGTAAACCTGCAGGATACATTGAAGACTTCAAGGCATTGCCTGAGAAGACACAAGATTTGATTCGCCAGATCAAACGTGTTCGTGTATTGTTTGGTACAGTGCAGCTACATAATATTGTGGATGACCAAGGTAAGTCTGTGGAACTATCACCACAAGCATTTATCTATGAGATTGAAAACCGTGATGCATTTAAAATTGCAGGTACAATCTTCAACAAGCTAGGTAAAATGCGTAGGCTACCTGTGCAGCACAATATAGAGGCAACCACAGAGGAACGATCATTACCAAATGGTAACGTGTTCTACTTGCCTACACTTACACTTGACTTAGGTGAGACACTTGAGGTGGGTGACGGTGAGCAAGAAACCTTTGCTAATTTCATGGCGTGGATTGAAAACTACAATGAGTACATCAAGAACGCATGGAATGAAAATGCCTACAAGAACGATGACACCGATACTGATACGGTAGAAGAGTTCGTAGACATTGACGCAGAGGACTTTGTGTAATGTACCATCGTGCTGAACTGGCGATACATCAGTATCTTGAGGATGCTGCTAATGGTAACTCCACCATGTCAGATGAAACCATCGACACTGTGGCACGTGAGGTAGCTGAAGCACTCAAGCGTCAGTTCGGTAGCGGTAATAAACGTGGCGAGTTCAGGTTAAGGATGTCCAACATTGGGCGTCCTACTTGCCAACTCTGGTTTGATAAGAACAAGCCTGAGACAGCATTACCAAAGCCGACTACGTTTGTGATGAACATGATGATAGGAGATATAGTTGAATCTGTTTTTAAAGCTATTCTTAAAGAGTCTAATGTGGCTTTTGAAGACACTGATAAAGTTAGCCTTCCAGTGGGAGATAGTAATGATACTAACGTTTCTGGCAGTTATGATCTTATTATAGATGGGGCAGTTGATGACGTTAAGTCAGCATCTGACTGGTCTTACCGCAATAAGTTTGAGTCATTTGACAAACTAAAGTCTGGTGATTCGTTTGGATATGTAGGGCAGTTAGCAGGTTACGCAAAAGCCTCTGGTAAAAAAGCAGGTGGTTGGTGGGTAGTCAACAAAGCTAACGGTGGTATTAAATATGTACCTGCTGACAACCTTGACATGGAAGCAGAGTTAGAAAAGATTAAGCAAACTGTAGAGACAGTCAATGCTAATGAGTTCAAACGATGCTTTGCACCTGTACCTGAGTTTTTTAGGCGTAAACCTACAGGTAATATGGTGTTAAATGATGCCTGTAAGTTCTGTGACTACAGGCGTGAGTGTTGGCCTACGTTGAAGGAAGAACCTTCACGTGTATCAGAGGCCAAAGACCCTAAGATAGTGGCATATATTGAGGAGTAAAACTATGATAGGTGAAGCAGAAATTCAAGAGTTACAGGATAACATCAAAGAGATGGAACGAGAACTCTTGGAAAAGAAGAAAGCTTTACGAGAGGCTAAGTATGCAGGGCTACGCACAGCAATGCAAGCTCGTAAAGAAGCTGATGAAGCTATCCGTCAGGAGCTAAAGGAACTAGGTGTACAACCAACATCTTTTGGTGCACCCTTCCATTATCACTGGAAGTTCTAGTGGACGGTAAGCGATTCAAACATGCGTTAAAGCAGGGGTATAGGAGTGGACTAGAAATAAAAGTCAAAGACCATTTGAGAGAACGTAAGGTACGTTTTAAGTACGAGTCTCTCAAGATAGAATGGGAAGACTTAATGTACCGCACCTATACTCCTGACTTTATACTGCACAACGGACTAATAATAGAAACAAAAGGACGGTTTACATCAGACGATAGGCGTAAGCATATAGCTATAAAAAAACAACACCCTGAACTTGACATACGTTTTGTGTTCGAGAACAGCAAGCGCAAGTTAAGCAAGGGTGCTAAGAATACATATGCTACATGGTGTGAACGTAATATGTTCTTATATGCAGACAGGGTTATTCCAGAAGAATGGTTGAGTGAAAAAGGTAAAGACAATCATCCAGACTTAGTAGAGTTTCCTTATGAGAAAATAAAAAGGAGATGACATGGACGAGGAAAATACCTTTATTGATTTTAATCCTAATGATTTCATTATACGTATCTCACCTGTAATGGAGAACGGTGAATGGAATGGGGAAATTAACGTAGGTCAGGTAACTACAGGAGAAAATACATTACGAGATAATGACTATGCACACCTTAGTATATTGACAGACATGTTGATATGTGCTATTCCTTTAATAGAAAAGGACGATGCAATTAGGAAAGAACTTTTCAAATTAGTAGAAGAACAATTTGGAGAGGATAAACCCAAAGTAATAAACCGTGATGGTAACGTTTTGAAGGTAAACTTTTAGAGAGGAGAATACGAATGGCAGATACAATAGATACATTAACATTTGGGGAGACAACAATCACACTAGACGATCCAGTTAATAGTCCTAAACATTACAACCAAGCAGGTATTGAATGTATTGATGCCATTCGTGCCGCTACTGATGAGGGTTTCGAGTACTATCTACAGGGTAACATTATGAAATACCTATGGAGATACAAGTACAAGAATGGATCAGAGGACTTGAAGAAAGCCCAATGGTATTTGAATAAACTAATAGAGGTGGTTGATGATAGTTAAGGTATTTCTTACATTAGAGATTGACGAAGAAGAGTACCCTGTTCCTGTGGACGGTTTCATTGACCCAGAAATAGAGGACACATTACACGATTACATTCACGATGTGGATGGTATCAAGATTAGAAACATGAAAATAATTACGCAGGAGTAGACATGAACAATTATTTACCAACAGACTATCAAGCATTTATACATACCTCTCGTTATGCTAGGTGGTTAGAGAAAGAACAAAGACGAGAGAGTTGGAGTGAGACAGTAGAACGTTACATGGATAATGTTGTACGTAAGGTTGCAGGTAACGATAGTTATATAAACCAAATACGTGATGCTATACTTAGCTTAGACGTAATGCCTAGCATGAGAGCAATGATGACAGCAGGTGCAGCAGCAGACCGTGATAACATCTGCATGTACAACTGTTCATACCTTCACGTAGACCATCCCCACGCCTTTGATGAAGCAATGTTCATTCTCCTCTGTGGCACTGGCGTTGGTTTCAGCGTAGAGCGTCAGTTCATTAGCAAGCTTCCCGAAGTGCCTGAACTGTTCAATAGTGATACTACCATTGTGGTAAAGGACAGCAAGGAAGGGTGGGCTAAGTCTTATCGTCAATTGTTGGCTCTTCTATGGGCAGGTGAGATTCCACAGTGGGATGTTAGCAGAGTACGTCCTGCAGGTTCTAGACTAAAAACATTTGGTGGTAGAGCTAGTGGACCTGCACCGTTGGTTGATCTGTTTAACTTTACGGTAGCAACATTTAAAAATGCACAAGGCAGACAGCTTACGTCATTAGAGTGTCACGACATTATGTGTTTCATAGGACAGATAGTTGTCGTAGGTGGTGTTAGACGTAGTGCCATGATTAGTTTGTCTAACCTGAGTGATGATCGTATGCGTCATGCTAAGTCAGGGCAGTGGTGGAATGAAGCTGCACACAGGGCGTTAGCTAACAACAGTGTGTCGTATACAGAAAAGCCAGATTCAGAAACGTTTATGCGTGAGTGGTTGGCATTAGTAGAAAGTAAATCAGGTGAGAGGGGGATATTTAATCGTGAAGCATCTAAGAAACAAGCTGCAAAATATGGTAGGCGTGATCCTGAACACGAGTTCGGCACTAATCCTTGTTCCGAAATCATATTACGATCAGGTCAAGTCTGCAATCTTACTGAGGTTGTTGTACGTGCAACTGACACTCTGGAAGATTTGGAACGTAAAGTACGACTGGCTACAATTCTTGGAACTATACAGTCTACATACACCAAGTTTCCATACCTGCGAAAAGTGTGGCAGCGAAATACAGAAGAAGAGCGTCTGCTCGGTGTGTCACTCACAGGGGTAATGGACAACCCATTAATGACAACAAAGAACAAGGGATTGGATAAGACACTTGAACACTTACGTAAAATTGCTGTTACTACTAATGCTCTGTGGGCTGACCGTCTTGGTATTAATCATAGCACAGCTATTTCGTGCAATAAACCTAGCGGAACTGTCTCACAACTCGTGGACTCAGCCAGTGGGATACATGCACGTCATAACGACTATTACATTAGAACCGTTAGGGGAGATAACAATGACCCCCTTACAACCATGATGAAAGACCAAGGTATACCTGCTGAACCGTGTGTGTTTAATCCTGAGACTACTACAGTGTTTAGCTTTCCAATGAAAGCACCACATAAAGCTGTTACTCGCAATGACATGACAGCAGTTGAGCAGCTAGAGACATGGCTGATGTATCAACGGCATTGGTGTGAGCATAAACCTAGCGTGACCTGTACGGTACGTGATGATGAGTGGCTAGAGGTAGGTGCATTTGTGTATAAACATTTTGATGAGATGTCAGGTGTGTCATTTCTACCACACTCTGATCATACTTATCAGCAAGCACCATATCAGGATTGCACTAAGGAAGAATATCAGGCATTACTAAAGCAGATGCCAAAGGCTATTGATTGGTCTGTGTTATCTGAGTATGAAAAAGAGGACAGCACTAAGTCAAGTCAAACATTTGCTTGCACTGGTGATGTTTGTGAAGTTGTGGACATTGGAGCATAAAGGAGAAGCGTATGTTAGAACCAATTAAAGGATCGTATTATAGAAAATTTCAACCTCAGTCTTACAAAGAGAATGACAGTAAGGGAAAGATAACGATAACAAACTATCTAGAAAGTATTGGGCATACTATTCTTGATACGAAAGAAGATTATTCTTTTGATATAAAAAGCGAAAAGAATGGGTGCATGTACTACAGTGAGGTAGAGATGAAGAACCAATGGACAGGTGATTGGAATCCTAGTTGGACTGACATACGTATACCCTATAGAAAGCACAGACTCATAAATAAATATACACAGGTACAAGGTGACAAAACATTTTGTAACTTTTATATTATACGCAGAGACTGTCAGAAAGCTTGGAGAATAAAGGACTACCAACTTACCAAAGAATGTGCAAAGGAGATATGGCTATCTAACGCAGGACGTTATGAGCATTTCTTTCACATACCATATCAAGAAGCAGAACTAGTAAACTTAGTATAAGGAGATTGCATATGAAACATTTAACTCGCAAACAACGTGGCCTTGGCAAATATGATGCACCGTTAAAATTTCAACACGAGAAAGGTTACAACGATTTTAAACATGGGCGAGTGTTTAATCCATTCCATAAAGATACTATGCAGCATCGGGAATGGCTACGTGGGTTTAATAAAGCCTACTTTGAGCAACTAAAAAGGGTAAAGGAGTATGAACTTAAAGCAAGAAGCAGAGCAGTTTCTGAAGGAGAAGTACGACATGGTTGATTTTAATTCATATCAAAGGTCAGCCGTTACTACAGCAATCTATCCCGATCAACATAAGATTACCTATCCTGCATTGGGCATGGCAGGTGAGGCAGGTGAGGTAGCCAACAAGGTAAAGAAACTTATTCGTGATGGACCTGACAAAAGACCTGACACATGGCGAGAGGACATAGCCAGTGAGATAGGAGATGTACTGTGGTACTGCGCTGCACTGGCTGACGATCTTAACTTAACGTTAGGTATGATAGCCTCACAGAACTTAGCCAAGCTACAGAAGCGTAAGGATAAGGGAACACTAGGTGGAAGTGGAGACACTAGATAAAAAAAAATGGGGAGCTAAATGCTCCCCTTTGTTTATCGTGACATAAGTCCTGTATTTTTCTTTCGATATATGCTCTGATATTTCTTTGCAGTTGCTGTTAACTTATTTAAAACATCTGGATCAGTAAGGTCAGGAGATTCTCCATCGTTCCTATCTATAAAGTCTACCATAGCTATGCGTCTATAATCTTTACTTATCCTATTAAATTCTGATAAAGACCTTGAGTATGCATCTGACATTCCTTTTGAGCCACTCTCTTTTAAGAAAGACTTAAACTGTGAAAGTTTTGTAGTCAGTAAAGGCTTCATCATAGTTTTAAGGTATGCCTCTCTAGATGTTTTTTCTTTTTTAACATCACTAAAATTATCATATTTTTTAGCAAAATCTTCTTCTATCTTTAGCATAGCGTCATGTAGTATAGGAACAAAGTCTTTTAGCTTTTCATTTTCAAATGCAGCTACGGCATCTATGTCTGAGTTACTACCTACTTTCCATTTAGGTACGCCATGCCTAATAAAGTATTCCCCTGTGTCTGAATCTCTTGGACGTAGGTTTATACCTAATGTAATTTTCCACGTTGGGTCTGGTCTTTCAACGTCCTCTTCAAACACAACAGACTTATCTTCCATCTGTCGTTCTTCATCCATATCTCTGAAACGATTATTGTACGTTTTTTCTATCTCAAGTTGTGCAGCTTCTATTGCATCTTTAGGAGCAGGTTTTATATTTTGTTTATATGTATTGTCTCTTACACCTAATGATCTTTGTAAGTCTATCACCTGACCAAAACCAGTTAGGAAGGAATTAAAATAATTAGACACTGCTTTTGCTGTAAGTTCTGTAGCCTTTTTACCACCAGATATATCCATACCGTCTGCTATCTGTGATATTTCTTCTATTATTATATTGCCTGTGCCTGTTCTAAATGTAGTACCTGCAAATGTTTCTGCAAAGTCTTTTGGATTCCAAAATACAGAGCTAAATGTACCTTCATTAATGTGTTTTAAAGCTTCACCTATGTACAAAAATTGTCTCATAGGAAAGATAGGACTGGTGTCTACGGCATTTTCTCCTGCACCAAACTTCTTGTAGTCCTCTGGTGCATTTTCACTTGTTCTGTACTGATATGCTGCGCCAATAGCTGCAAGACCTACAATGTTTCTCTGTAGTGCTTGTCTATCCTTTGGTGTCATTTTAGTTATCTTACTACCTGTAGGATTAACTATGTCCATCATCTTTTTAGTAAGAGGTATAGCACCACCTGCACCATACTGTGCCATAATTTCCATACTGTTAAACATAAAACGTGGGAACTCAACAACAGTAGTTAAAGGAACACCAAATACTTTACGGCTAGTCATTATGTTTGTTATGTCTCTAAATAATTTATTGTCAGGTTGTTTAGCATAAGTGACAGCAAGAGACTGTTCTATAGAGTCATTGACCAATGCAACAAAAGAACGAGCACCGTCTGGTCTTACAGTAGATGAGTCGTTTAGTAGATCAGGAAGTTTACCGTCCTGTAGCGCATCAATTAAATCTATATTGTATTCTTTTTTAGCTAACCTTTGTAGCTCACTAAAAAATACACCACGTCTTACTAGATGCTCCTGCCATCTGTTTGCAAAGTTCATTAACTCTACTGTGTCTTCAAGTGGGTTTAATAGTTTGTCAGATAAACCACCTTCACCTCTACCTGTGGCAATTCTAATTTCGTTTAAGTTATCAAACATACGAGATGCCTGTGCCTCAAACTCAGGACGATTTAATAATAAATCAGAATAACCTTTAGCTACGTCAGGACGAGAGAACACATATTTGTGTGCAGCAAAACTATTCTTCCAATTGTCTTTATCAAATAATGCTTTAGTTGCACCAACAAAACCACCTTCTCCATCAAGCACACCACCTTTAATTGGTTTACCAAACTCGTGCATAACCATATCAACCATGTTGCCCAGACTTTCCATAGGAATACGAATGGCTGCACTTTCAAGGTTACGCATTGCTGTAGCAATTTGGCTAACCATAGCCCCACGTCTTACATTTTCTAAACGTGTACCTGCCTGTGATATTTTATTCTGTGCTTCAATGAGTTTCTTTTGAGCTATGTCATCTATCTCACCTACAGGTCTAGTACGTTTTATTTGAGAAGCTATGTTGAGTATTTTACCTGCGTCACTAAACGATCCTATAGTAGAAGATATGTATTCTTCAAAGGATAAACCATATTTGTTTAATGTAGTTAATAGTTCTTCATCGCCTACTAACTCTTTATCTAATGTAATATCAAGTAGAGATTCTATGACACCTTTATTTTTATCTTTAAATGCTTTGTGGTTTGGGTATTTCTTCTTAAACGTTGCAACTACAGCAACTAAACCATCTAGTTTATCAGGGTTTAATACAGGAGACAGCAGTCCTTCTTGAGAACCAACTAGTTTAGACATTTGATCTGCTACAACAACTTGATTACCTTCATCATCTACTTGAATATCAAACAGATCACGTCTTGTTTTTTCACTTGCCTTACGTGCTAGATCATAGTCTACAGTTAAAGTACCGTCATCATTTTCTATAGATATTATTTTTTCTTGATCAATTATTTTCCCATCTTTATCACGAGCACCTGTATTTATTTCGTACTCTTTAATTAAATTATCTTTGATGTCAGCATTTTGTTTAGCAATTTTTCTAGCTTCTATACGTGCATCTTCTAGTGCTTGTTGTGTAGCAAGCACAGCACCACCTACATTATTACGTCTTGCTATTTGATATTGCTTGTCATATTTAATTGCATCTTGATATGCTTTTATACCACCTGTTTTTAATGGAGTTATCTTACCCATAAAAGGTAAAGTTTCAGTAAACTCTAATAATACGCCTGTATTGTCAGCTATTTCTTCTGCTATTTCTTGGGGTGTGTCACCCACATCAAATCTACCACCAAAAGATAGTATACTTTTAGCTGTTTCAAAACCTATTCCTGTATTTTGTGCTGCCTCAAGACCTTCTTGAACTAAATCTGTATAAGCTGATGCGGTTAATTCAATGCCATTGGCTAACATGTTTAATGCGTTATAGCCTTTTTCTCCTGTCAGGTCTATAAATTTATTTAATACAGGATTTTCTTTTAAAGCCTCTGCTAATTTTGGTTTTATTTCCTGTTCAAAAAACTCTTGACTTGTAATGCCCTGTTCTTTTAAATAGGCTTCCATGTCTTCTTTATCTTTTTTAATTTCAGCCATACTTTTTTTAGTACGAGAAAAGTTTTCTTCTGTCTGTTCTTCTATTGTTTTTATTTCTTCATCGTCATATTCACCTGCATACGGTAAACCAAGTGCAGCTTGTTCTCGTAATTGATCTTCTGACACAACAATATTGTTTTGTTTTTCTACATAAGTTTCTGTAGCTGCGTCTGCGGTATCTAGTTCATCAAGCTGTTTCTGCATTGACTCCTGTAAAGACCCAGAAGGTTTAGGTTGTGTATCTTTTACAACAGGCACAGGTTCAGGTTTTTTAGAAACTAAATTATCCTCATTGCCCTCAAGAAAACTATCAAGTTCTTGTTGCATTTGTTCTTGCAAAGTTGCCATTTTATTTCCTATTCAAGACCAATAAGTAAAGCTTCTTGATATTCATATCCCATATATACATATATTGCTTTTCTTGTATTTCCCTGTTTGTCTTTCATTATTGCGGTGTATGTATCTCCAGGGTTTAACTCACCTGATTTAGGTTCTTCACCCAACGCATACTCTTTAACTGCATTACCTGCATTATATTGTCTTTTACCATAATTTTTTACATAAGATTTAGCTTCTCTTAACTCTGACCCAATTCTATCCATAATATAAGGATCATCTTTACCTATCTGCCAAGCTTCATAAGCCTGTGTTACAGCACCATATAAAGCAACAAAACCTTCACCTTCTCTACCTTCAAATTGTTGTTCTAAATTTTTTGTAAAGTCCACAGGAAATCCCATACCTAACATACTTTGTTGTTTAATTTTAGTTAAGTTAGATTCAAAAGATGTAGCATCAGCAACAGTTGTAATTCCTTCAAAGGTATCAGGAGTAACTGGCTTTTGAACAGCTTGTGCCTGTGCTTTCTTTTGCATTTGCTGTAGTATCTTTTTTTCTTCTGCTACTAGTTTATCCATCTTTGCTTTGATAGGACCATCACTAACACTACCTGTATTTAACAGTGCTATTTGTTGTTTACTATTAGCGTCTAACATAACACTTAAACTTTGTACCTCTTCATCAGGTTCACCGTATATAGTTTTAATAGCTTCTGCATCCCAATTAAATCCCATTGGACCTGCAGGTACAGGTGAAACTCCTGTTAATGTTTCGTCCATATTATCAAAAGAAGAACTCATGCTATACAAAGTACTTACATCTGCACCCTTTTCAACTGCTTTCTGTGCTATAGTACCTGCGTGTAGTACAGCTTTATCACCACCTCTTGCTATCTGTGCAGCAGCAGACCTGTCATAACCTACAGTCATTAGAAAATCTATATTCTGTTTTTGTTCTTCTCTTTTAGCTCTACGCTCTGCTGATCTAGTTAGACGTTCTCTAGTAGCTGCTTCTGCATCCATTAAACGCATCTTACTCATTTCTAGTTCTTTTGACTCTATGGTTTCTGCAACACCCTGCGACATACCGCCTAAGAACGCACCAAAATTAAACGCCATCTGTATTTCTCCTAGACATTAATCCTACACTAGGCTCTTCTAGTTCTATTTCTTGTTCTTCCTCTTGCGGCTCATCTATTTTTTCACCACGTTTTTTTATTTCTTTTTCAGCTAAAGCTAATGCATTAGCAATTAAAGAGTCACTAGGTTTATCATCTTCTGCCGTTTTACCTGTTCCTTCTACATACTCTACGTCTGCTTCTTCTGCTAGATATGCCATTGTTTCTATAAGAACAGGCATAATTAATATACCTACATCTAAACTATGTTTGCCTTCCATTACGCCACTAGATTGCATTGCATTTGCAATTGTTGTTAGGGGTATACCAGTTTCCATTACGTTAAATAAATCATCTAGCAATTCTGGATTAGTTAGACGTGGTATATAAAACTGTAAAGCTTCTTCTACAGTAGAATATTGAGGCGGTTGTTGCCAAGGTCTATTACCTAACTCTGCTGTAAGTGACTGCCCTGCAATTGGAGCATCTATCATAGGTTCTAATACATCAACCATTTTTTAATTCCATTCTTGCTTTTCTTATTTCAGAAACATAACTTGCTACACGGCTTCTTACCTCTTTAGGTTTGTTACTATTTTTTTCTGGCATACTACGTGCAAGTAAGCTACTACTTTTTTCTTTTTGTTTATTTTCTTCACGAGGTAATGTTAAATTATTCATTACTTGAAATGCTACGTTATACATTCTATTATCCTATCCTGTTGGTATTCCAAATACGTCACCTAAAATACTACCACCTATAGTATTAGATAAATCTGAAGTAAATATTTTACCAATTAAGTTACCAAAACCTGATGATGACTCAGCGTCAGCTTTAAACTTTGCAATGTCAAAAGATGTGTCTGCTTGTAATTGTGCAATAGCTTGATTAGATATTCTACCACGTTCATTTTCAGCAGATGTCCATGCCCACTCCATATTGTCAGCATAAAACTGCCACAAGTTATTGTATGCAGTCTGTGAGTATCCTAGTAATGCCTGTGCATTTATTTCATTAGCACGATTAACTGCCACTGTATCTGCTGTTGCAATTTGTCTACGCCACTGTGCATTGTTTTGATCAATAAGTAAACGGTTAGATGCATTAAACTGATCACGTTGATTATTAATCTCTGCATTAAATCTTTCAATGGTATTGACCTGACCTGCATTAAATTGTGCTTGAGCATTTCCTTGTGCGGCATTAAACTGTGCAGTGTTATTTAATAGTGAAGCAAAGAACTGATCAACTTGGTTTTGAGAGCTTGCATTAAATTGTTGTGCAGCATTAATTGCAGCTTGATCTGTAAACAAAGATTGTATACGCTGTTGAGCACCAAACAACTCCATAGCTTGTTTATTAGATAAGTTAGTTAAATCTGTCTGTAAAAAGTTTTGTGCATTTTGTACAGCAGCTTGTTGTCTATTATT